GCGCGGGCCTCGAGGCGATCGACCTTGTCAGCCAACTCTTTCACGGCTTCGACCAGCATGCCAACCAGATTGCCATAGGCGACAGACAGCAGGCCATCGTCGTGGGCCATCACCGCCTCGGGCACGATCGGCGCCAATTCCTGAGCCACTAGGCCAATCCCGCGGCTACCAGTGTCGCGCCGCGTAAAGATAACCCCTCGCAGGCTTCGGACTTGGTCAAGCGCACCTGCGATGGTTGTAATGTCGGCTTTGAGCCGGGCATCGGAATAGGCTGTGATATCGCCGGTCGCGGTGATTGAGCCCGACACGGAGATGCTGCCGGTGAAGCTGTCGCCCGCCTTGTTGGCAGGCGTAAATCCAAGCGCGCCGGTCACATCGCCGGAGGTCATGGACGAGCCAGCGGTGACCCGGCCTTTCGCATCGACGGTGACCTTGAGATAGGTCCCGGCCGTCACGCCGGAGTTTGCCAGGGTCGCGGCGAACGACAGGTTTGCAGAGCCGTCAAAGCTGCCGCTGGTGCCAGTGACATCGCCTGTGAGCGCAATGATCCGCCCGGTCGCCCACTTGGTCGCAGTGGCAGCATTGCCGGTGCAGGAGCCGGATGAACCCGTGATCGATCCGCTGCTGGTGATGTAGCCGCTTGGATTGGTGGAATTGTAGGGCGTGAAGCCCAGCGCGGTCGTCACCATGGCCGAGGTCAGATTGCCAAAGCCTACCTGGACGACGGTGCCGCCTGCGGTCTTCGAAAATAGCTTCTGGTCGGCCAGATTGACCGCGAGTTCGCCCGCCTGAAGCGAAGCGGCCGCAGGGACGCTGGATGCGGTCGAGGACCGTTTAAGCAGGATGGTGCTCGGCATCAGAAAGTACCACCATCCAGTGTCACGCCATCAATCGAGCCACCGGTGATTGCGACGTTGCTCGCCGCCTGCGTCGACATGGTGCCAAGGCCAGAAATGTCGGTGTTGGGGATCGTGGCCGATGCGGTGAAGGCTGCGGTGCCGTTACCCTTGAGGTAGCCGGTAAGCGTGGTTGCCCCCGAACCGCCCTTCGCCACGCCGAGCGTACCGCCGATATTGCCCAGCGTCAGGTTCGCTTCGTTAACATCGACTGTTGGGTTACCGGCCACACCATCGCCATTGGTGACTGCGATCTTGGTCGAGCCGGCCGCTAGGGTGCGTGCTGCCACAGTTCCTGCTGCTGTCCGGGCAATGATCCCATTGGTGGCAAGGTTATGGAGTGCGAGCGCCTGACCGGTCAGCCCAACGCTGTCAGCAGCTACGGTAATGCCTGTGCCGGCACCCACGTCGATCGTGTTGCCAGTCTTGGTGAGGCCATTGCCGGCGACGATCTGCCCTGCGCCATTGAACTGGACGAAGGTGATCGCTGTCGTGCCCAGAGTGCCGCCAACATCAACCGTGCAGAGATAGCCGACGTCGGCGTTCACCGAGCCTTGTTCGACAAAGAGGTAGGCCGAGACATGCTCGTCCCAGGTCGAGAGATCGACGGCCCGGGACCAGGCGCCAGCGGCAACGACATAGACGCCATTTGCCGAAGTCGAGGTCTGGTCCTTCACCAGCACTCGGTCACCAACGGCAAGAGCTACCCCGTCGATGGTCATTGCCCCGGAAAGCGAGGCGATGTTCGCGGTCGATGCAGCTTTCACCGAAGCCTTGGGATCGAGCCCCTGAACGGTCAGATCAACGTAGTTCTTGGTGGCTGCGTCCTGGGCAGCTGTCGGGTCAGCAAGACCAGTGATGCGCTGGCTATTGAAGTCCAGCGCAGCGGTAGGTGCAGCCAGCTGGTCGAGCCGGTTCGCCCGCACTCTGGCATCAGTGAAGTAGAGGTTGGTGCCTTCCGCAACATCGCTGCTCGAGAGCGTGATTGCGCCGGTCCGGCCAGCAACCGAGGTCACCGGGAAGGTGATCGCAACATTGCTGGCCGCCGTCACGCGCCCCTTGGCATCGACTGCGACCTGGCCAACCTGTGTAGCGGAGCCATAAGTCCCAGCGGTGGCGCCACTATTGGCGAGTGTCAGCGCAATCGAGGCGTTCGCAGAGCCATCAAAAGTCGCAGAGCCCGTGCCGTCACCCGTGATCGAAAAGGTCCTCGCAGTCGCAAGCTTGGTCGCGGTTCCTGCATTGCCGTCGATGGAGCCCGAAATTGTCGAGGTGAAGGTCTTGACCCCGGCGATGGTCTGGGCACCGGTCGTCGCCACAAAAGCACCCGAGCCGCCGATCGCGATGACCGAGGTCGCCGTGCCGCCAGCGCCGCCCGTGCCGGTGCCGTAATAGAGGGTGTTGTCCTGTTCGTTGAACGCGAGCTCGGCATTGGCAAGCGAAGCCGGAGCCCCAGCCGCACCGCCTGCAGCCCGCCGCTTGATGCGCAGGGTATTGGCCATCAGAAATTACCTCCGTCGACCAGTCTGGTCGCTTTCTCGTTGATCCATGTGTTGGTGGGGGATGAGTAAGTGAGGACGTCCCCGCCCTCGGGCGTGGCGAGATCGACATCGCTGAGATCGGTCAGCGCGCTCAGCGGCCCGGGTGGGCCAGGAGGACCCTGTGGCCCGGTGAACCCGCGTGGGCCCGAGATCCCGGCACTCGAGACATCTAGGGTGATGCTCGTGCCGTCACTCTCGACAAGGATGGTCTGGACCGCCTCGACGATCTGAAGCGCTGCACTCATTCGACATCAAACGTGAGGGTCGGAAGAACCTCACGCTCCCCGCTGTCGTTCTCGAAGCCGAGGGTCAGCCAAACCCGACCAGCGCCGGGAGCCAATGGAGTGGTCTGCTCGTCGGTCCATAGAACCTCGATCTGCCCGCCCGAAGCTGGGATCAGGATCGCAAGCGCGGGCGGTGCAATGTTCGGACTTTGATCGATGACCATGAGCGTGAGCCCGGAAAGATCCCGGGCCAGTCCTGCGCTTTGGTCGGCAAAAAAGGTGGCGCGCACGCGCTTAGTGCCGCCCCGGCGAATGGTCAGCCTGGTCATCGATGCACCTGATCGGAAAAGAGGGTGGCGGGAGCCGAAGCCCCCGCCATTGAGCATCAGCCGATGCGGGCCGTAGCCGTCTTGCGGAACAGGACGCCGCCGATACCGGTCAGTGCCAGCACCACGGTCAGGACGTCAGTCTGATCGAGCCCGGCGGGCAGAACGCCGAGCGTACCGGCAATGCCCCAGAGGCTGCCAATGACGCCGGTCCAGATGGCCTTCGAGGTCCACCAAGGTTTGAGGTCTTCCATGTCATTTCTCCAATAAAAAACCCGCCAGAAGGCGGGCGGGATGATCCATCTGCAATGTGCAACGGATGGTTGGGTCAGGCTTCGTTGGTGGAGAGCGCACCGGTTGCTGCCAGTTCTACTGGCTTTGCTGTTGCGGGTGCAGCCTTGTAGACGGGACGGCGGACCGCGATGCAGCGATCCTTGGCAATGCGGGTGATGGTCACGCCATCGGACTGGTTTCCGCCAAGCACATGAAAGGCGCCATAGTCCTGGCCGATGTAGAGCCCGACATGGCCGGAGACCTCACCACGCCGGAACACGAGCACATCACCAAGCTGGGGCTTTGCGCTCCCGTCCTTGCCGAAGTTCACCCAGCTCCTCGCCCAAAGTGGCTGGCTTGGCAGCGCCTTACCTGCTCGTTTGGCGACAATGGCCGCGAAGAGCCCGCACCAGGGGATCTCGTCGCGGTTGTAGACCTTGGCGAGCCCCAATTCCTTGGCCCAGCCGAGGATTACCGGATTATCGGCGGAGCCCTGCGCTTCAACGGTGCCGAAGAGCTTCCGGGCTTCTGACACCATCTTTGGCAAAGGTTGCAAGTCATCGAGCCAGCGGTAAGCTGGCGGTAGCGGGTTCATGGGTTCTCTCCTTTTGGAGGTTAGCGGCCTGAGAAGCCTTTGAAGGCGGCAGTGATCACTGCGATCGCGGCAACCAGGGTCGATAGCCATTTGACGAAGCGCACAACGCCAGTGGCCGTGTTCCAGGCGTCAAGCAGGTCTTTCAGTTCCTTGCGCACGGCCTTGAGCTCTGCCTGGACGGCTTCGAGGTCAGCACGGATCAGGGCCATTTCCACTGCGGGGTCTTGTTCGGGCATGGGAGGTCTCAGCGGATCGAGCAGATGATAGCGATGTCACCGGGCAAGAGATCGACAGAGTAGCCCGGCATCGGATTGAAGTCGGTCTCCCGCTGGCGTGAGCCGGTGGCGTAGTGGACGAACAGCGCGGGGTCGCTCAGCACGTGAGGCTCGGTCAGCACCTCCAAACGGTACTGAACACCCGGCGTCCGCTTCAATTTCTGTACCACGCAGCACAGCGTAAAGTCGTCTTGGAAGTGGCGGGTGAACTCGCCAGCAGGCAGATAACCGCCGCCGTTCTCGACGTTGTGGCAGCCGGGCGTCCAGGCTTGCGTGATAGGGCCATCCGGCCCCTCGAAGACGTACTCGGCCGATCCGTTGATGCAGATGGACACATGCTCGCACAGGGTCCAACCGACACCAGCCTCGTGCATCTCGGCGATGGTGGCATTGAGACGGGGCGGCACAAAGTCCAGCATCGGCCAGAGCCTCCACGAGTTTGCTGGCCGGCGGAACGTGAAGTCGTTCTTGAACACCCCGTAGTTGATCTCGAGGTCGTCGTTGATCGCGATCACCTCGTCGGTGACCGTCGGCCTGCGCTCTGCCTGCATGTCCTGTTTTCCTCTAGCTAACCGTGACCGAGACAACCTCGCGCACAACGTGGGCGCCGGACTGGCCGCCCGATGTGCTGATCGCGGCGCCACCCTGGGTCGCGGAGAGGTTGAACGTGTCGGTCGCGGCGTTGACGACGAAGTAGGTTGTGTTGGCGAAGATTCCGGCCGGAAGCACTCCGGAGGTCGTGAACTGGACCCGCTTGCCGTTTGTCAGTCCGTGACCTGCTGAAGTGACCGTCGCCGGAGTTGCGATGGTGATCGTGGCGGTGCGCGGCAGCATGCAGGCAAAGACGTTGCCGCTCAGCGTGCCATTGGCCTGATAAGCTGTGATAGGGTCCTTGTAGCCATAGCGGGTGCCAGAGCCGGAGCCTGTGAAGCTGAGTGCCGCGCCGCCAAGCGTGGCCGCAATCTTGAACGCGCTCGCACTGACCACCGACTGGACATAGTAGATGGTGAACGCAGTCAGTCCGCTGGGCATGCCGCCGCTGCAATAGAACTGGACCGGATCGCCGACGGCAAGCCCATGCGACGTCCAGTTGATGGTGTTGGTGGGCGATGGACTGAAGGTGATCCCAGTGACGTAGGTCGCCCAGGAAACCGAGCCCGCGCTCAAGAGATAGACCGTGCCGTTGATGCGCAAACGGCTGGGCTCGGGCGTCAAACTGTATCCGTCGAGACCGATCAGCGTGCGCGACGTCGCAGCGTAGAAATCATACTCATGGGCAATCGCGCGGATGTTGCGACCCTGCCAGTTTGCCGGCGTGAAGGCGCCGCTCACAAGTGATGTGAAATAGCCGCCATCAGCGCCGAACTGCTCGCCAGCGCTGTATTTGTCGCCCCACGAGTAGTAGCTGACGGGCAGATCTATCTGCCGCTCGTCGCCTCCTGATCCGAGTAAGACTCCAAGCACGCCGGACATCAGCTAATCCCCGTGCCGGAAACGAACCAGACGTTGGCCTCGACCTTTATCAGCGTGGCAAGGCCGCGCACGGCGAGCGTCCGATTGCCAGTGCTGGTGGTGCCGGCCTGACAGAGTGTCACGCCTGAACCCTGCGCGATCGTGATGGCTGCGCCGCCGTTGTTGACGATGGTGATGGTTGTCCCGATCGGGAAGCCGACAGTGCCATTGGGGGGCACAGTGATGGTCTGGGCCGCTGAATTGAGCGAATAGATGTGCTTGCCATTGTCAGCCGCGACCAGCTGGTAGGAAGCGCTCTGGGCATTCTGAGGCACTTCGCGAAATCCGATCGCCCAGGCCGAACCGCCCGCATCATTGACTGAGGAGCCGCTGGCCGCACCCGAGATCGTCTTGTTGGAAAGCGTCTGGCTATCTGTCGTCCCAACGACTGCACCGGTCGGAACCGACCTGCCGGACCAGGAGGCGAGATTGGCGCTATAACCCTGGACATCACTGCCGATGACCAGCCCCAGATTGCTGCGAGCGGTTGGCGCATCGGGTGCGCCGGTTCCGCCATTGGCCATGGCTACCGTGCCCGTAATTTTGGCGCCGGACAGTGAGGTCAGCCAGGCGGGATCTGCATAGGAGCTGGTGGTAAGCACGGCATTGCCGGAAACCGAAGGTGCGGAGAGCGCCACCGTCCAGGAGGCAATCGTACCGCTCCCTCCGACCATCGCCACATTGACGGCGAGCGCACCGGTGCCGCTCGTGTAGGCGGTGATTTGGCCATGCATCCAGTTTGCCGGGCTGGCCGTGCTGGTGATCGTCACCCATTGTCCGACGACAAAGACTTTGCCGGTCTGGACGGTCAGCGATTTGGAGCCGGTGCCGATAGCCAGCGAGGTCGTACTCGTGGCGCTGGTGCCGGGGGCATTGACGGCCGTAGCTGCGCTCGCGGCAGCATTGGTGGCGTAGCCATTGACCTCGACCGCCAGGGCATTGGCCTCCGTGCCGAAGGTTGGCAGGGCGCCAAGGAAAGCATCCGCGCGCGCAGAGAAGTTCGCCGCATCCGTCCGGGACGGCGGCGTGGGCAGTGCTGTGATAGGCATGAAATTACCCCTCGGGGTGGATCAAGTGAGCCCTTCGATTGTCAGGCTGCAATAGCTGACGGTCGGGTAGGCAAGGTCGATCGAGAACTCTTTGTAGAAGCCGTAGACCGTGAGGCTCTCGAAGCTTTCGGAGCCGATCCAAAGGACCGGCGATGCGCGCAGAGCGGCGAGATTGCGGGCCACGTCATCAATGGCGCTGGTCGGCATAACGACCCGGGCCGTCATCCTCTTGGCAAAGGCGCGCTCGACCACCGAGGTAACCCCGAACTGGTCGGTCTCTTTCCTCGAATAGTCGATGATCCCGATGTCGACGCCGTGCTCGGTCTCACCGATCGTAAACTGCCGGCCGAATATCAGCGCGCCGCAGGAAACAAGGTCAGCCGGATTGTCGCGCGTGACCGTGACGGTGATAATGCCCGCCTCGTAGACCGGTACATCGAGAAACAGCAGGCTCGACTTGCGTCCAACCGGCTCGAAGAACCAGCTGAACCAGTTGTCGATGGCCGTGCCGCCGAGATTGAAGCTCTGGGTCTTGGTGTAAAGCGTGGAGCCCGACACTGTGAGCGATACCGTCGCGCTCTCTGCATCAGTGTCGATAAGCGCAACCCCGTCCGTGGCGCCTGGCGCCAGCACAACCTGCAAGCTTCCGGTCCGTGTCGTGGCGGTGCCAACCCTGTCATCGAACATGGCCCAGCGGTTGGTCGGCCCCAGATCGAGCCACTTGGTCGGATCGCTTGCCGGGTTGACCCCTGTCGAGGCTACCAGTGCTTCGTAGCGCCGATGGGTGGATGTCAGGATTACCCGGGCACCCACCGCATAGGCTGTTCCGGCTGCCCAGACCGGGTGGTCATTCTCCGGGGCCGTGCTGCTGGTCAGCATGGCATCGGTCAGCGTGGTGGGGCGTATCAGCTTCATGCCGCTGTCCTCACCGCCAGGGCGTCGCCGTCCGGGGTAACTCGTTCCAGGATGCGGGCGGTCTTGCTGGTGCCCGAGGCAATCGTCGCTGAGGCAATTCGCTGCTCATCGCGCAGATCCGCCACTTCCTGCCGCAGCGCCTGCAGTTCTCCGATTAGGGCAGACTGACCGTCATTGGCCGGGATGGTCGCCACGCCCATCTGGTTCGCCGCGAACTGGTCCCACCAACCGGGTGAAGAACTGTCGTCCGGCGCCACTTCGACCCCGACGGTGGCGCCGGACGCCTGATTGATGATCGCCAGCGTCTGCTCAAGGCTGGCAGCCGTCAGACCCTGCAGGCGCGCCAGATCCTCGCCGGACCTGGCCGTATTTGCAGCGACCGACAGCAGTGCTTGGCTCAGAGCAGGCAGCGATTTGGCAGCCTCCTGGTCCCCGCCGCGCGCCAGCATCGAGGCATTGTTGAACTTTGCCAGTGCCTCGGCATAGCTGTTTGACCTTGTGCCCGTAACACCCCGGATCCGCTCGATCTCGGCGATCAGGCCGTCGGTGATCGCTGCCCAGGCCGAGCGCAGTTTCTCCGCGGCATTCGCTGCATCTTCGACCGCCTCCTTCTGATCTTCGAGGGCCCAGATCTGAAGCTGCAGGGCGCGGTTGCTTGCATCGATCTGGGCCAGATCAAGCGCCCGAAGCGCAGCGGTATTGCCTTGAACCTCCAGCAGCTGTCGCTCGAGCGACAGGCGTTCATCCGCAATGGCGGCCGCACTGGCTGCGTCTTGGGCTGCGCCGATGAGCTCCGCAAAGGCTGGCGCAAGCTGGATCAGTGTCACATAAGCCGCGCGGCCAGCCTCGGTGGTCAGATCCTGCGCTTCGACCAGCGAGCGGAAGCCTGCGATACTTTGCGGCAGTTGAAGCCCGAGGCTCTCGAACACCAGAGCCATCTGCGCGGTCTGGGCCGAGGCTTGCTCGGCCTTGCTGTAGTAGAGCGCAAAATACTCGCCCGTCGCCGAAGTCATATCGCTGGCCGAGCCGAACAGGTCGAAGAGGTTCATCTTGGCCGCAAGGCTCAGATCCTCGACCGAGGTGCCGAGCAGGTTAAGCGAGGAACTCACCGCCTCGACACTGGAGGCAACACGGATCAGCGTCTCGAAATAGCCTTCGCCGACCTTCTGGAATTGCTCAAGCCCAGGCACGGCATAGCGAGCCAAATTGTCGGCCGCTGCGCCAAAGACAGCGGTCAGCTTTTCCTGGATCTCGGCACCGGTCAGACCCTTCAGATCGATCTTGCCGATATTGACCACGAAACCCTGTAGGCGGGACTGAACTTCGCCAAGCGACAAGCCCAGAGGGCTCGCTGCGGCCGAGATCGCATCATAGAAACCGGAGAAAATGAGCGCAAACTGGCGCTCAAGCTCAGCATCAGCCGCCGAATAGCGGGTCGAATAACTCGAGCCCATACTGATCCCGAGGAACTTCTTGGTCTTCTTGACGTCAGAGTAATAGCTCGCGTCAAACCCGTCGGAGAGGATCTCTGCCAGCGACTGGCCGCGACCGAAGATGCCCTGGCCGGTAATCGTGGTCTTGGTGCCAAACAGTGCGCCAAACGCCTTGCCGACGAGCCCGACCAGACCGCCCAAAATGCCGCCGATGATGGGGATCTTGTTCAGAACGGCCCCGACGCCTTCCAGTCCCCTGCCGATGAGGCCGGTCACGCCCGTGGACTGATAGCCGGTGTTTAAACCTGCAGCCGAGGCTTCAGCGCCATTGGTGCGGATGATGAGGTTGGTAAGCCCGCCGATATTGGCTTCGATGTTGCGCAAGGAAGCCAGCATGGCAGCCGAATAGCGCATGGTCAGCGTGTCGACCTCGCGCAGGTGATCGATGGCTTTGGCAATACTCTCCGACTTTGCGGTGCTGTCCCCAAACACTGTTCCGGTGCCATCATTGGCGGCAGACAGTTTTGGAGACCCGCCAAAGACGCCGCTGATCGCGAAACCGAGAGATGCAATGACACCGGCCGTGATTGCGCCAGCCGCAATGTTGAGCGGAAACGGCAGTGAGCGGATGGCGTTCACCACGGCCTCCACCGCCTTGATGCCGGTCGTAATGATCGAGTTGCCCTGTTCGACGCCAGCCCGAGCGGTGTCAGAGGCCGCCATGGCAGTGTCGCTCGTGACCTTGGCCGCCGTTTGCGCACCGATCAGGCCGATTTTGACTGCGGCATTCTTGATCGCGACCGCCAGTTCAAAGGCGCGGAACACCTTCTCAGCGGCAAGCAGCGCCTTGTAGCCATCGGAGCCTTCCTTGAAGAAGCCCTTCGCGGCCGAGGCGAGATTGCCATAGTGATTAATCTCGGCCGATGCCTGGGCGGCACGCGCATCGGCATACTGGAATGAAGTGCGTCCATATTCGCGCTCGGCTTCAGCCACGCGCTGGGCTGCAGCCACCTGCGCCGAAGCAAAACGCGTGATCTCGACGCTGATCGCGCCAATAGCACCGCCAACCGAGCCAAAGGCATCAGCCATGTTCTGTGCCGCAGCCTCAGTGGCAGAGACCATGTCCTCCAGGCTCTGCAGGAACTGCTCCTGTTCGCCCTGCGCAAAGTCCGCCTCCATCAGGCGGGTGCGGGCCGCGCGATATCGCTCCCAAGCTTCGACACCGCGTTCCAGAACGATCTGCTCGCGTTCGGCTTCGAGATTGGCGAGTGCTTGAGCGCGGGCCGATTGGCCAAGCAGAGAGACCTGCTGTTCGAGCGGCGCAACTGTCTGGCGAAGGAACTCCGAGGTCGCGAAAGCCCGGGTTGCCTGCTCCCAAGCTTCGCCGGCTTCGAGAATGGCAATGCGCGCTTCGTCGGTTGGCGCCTTGAGTGCGGCCATCGCAACCTCCATCCGCTTGATCTCGATCGGGGTCTTGCCAATCTTGGCGGTCTCTAGCGCGAGGTTGGCGGCAAAGTCCCGGGCGGCCTGGAGCGCGCGTTCGGCTTCCGTTTCCTTGGGGCCTTTTGCGCTGCTGGCACCGTCGCTGCCGTCGCCGCGGATCTCGTCCGCCTTTGCGGCAAGCCGGGCTTTGGCAGCAGCGATGCTGTTTTCCCGCCAGCGCGCTGAAAAGGCGTCCATCATGCCCATGGCATCGCCAAAGGCTGACGCGAATTCATCGCGGACCTGTGCACCCATGCGGGCGGTAGATCCGGCAAAACTGTTTTCCATACGCGGCAGAGCAACGCTCTCGATCCGGGTGATGGTCGAGAGGCCCACTCGGTCGAGTACCGGGTTCACCCATTCAGCGAGCCAATTGAGCGCTGCGATCGCCTTGTTGGCGAGATACTCGATCCCACTGATTGCCAGATTAGCGGCGCCCACGGCGGCCTCGCCGATAACGCCGGGCAGTGCGGCCCAGGTGATCCGGATCGCATTGAACCCGCCAACCCAGCCAGCGTAGAGAATGGCGACGGCGTATTTGCCAGCAGTCAGAACGGCCTCAAAGGCCGTGACCGCCCAATCCTTGAGGGTCGAGAATACTGAGCCCAGGTCTAGCCCATCCGAGACGGTCTTCCATAGACCCTTCATGGTGTCGCCAACCGTGATCCCGACGGGGCCCAGCTTTTCCATTTCCTTCTTGGTGAGGCCGAGGCTTTGCGCATAGCGGTCTAGCTCGCCCGTCTGTTTGACGCTCGACTGGAACAGTTTGAATGCGCCGAACGCGATGCCGGCGGCAGCAGCGGCTGCGAGAAGATAGGGGTTGGTCAGTGCAGCCGCGGCAGCACTGGCAGCAAGCCCCAGCAGCGCCCGGGCCATGCCGCCGATGCCGACGCCGGCCTGCATTGCGATCTGCCCGATCTGCGTGCCCTGCTGCATGAACACGGTCATGGGTTTCTGGCCGGAGAACAGGCCGACCACCATGTCGTTGAGCTGAAAGACGAGGTTCTGGACATGATGCCCCGCAAGCTTCGCCGAACCACCCATGCGCGTGACACCGCCGCCACCGACCGCATTGAGCGCCCGGTCAGCACGCGAGGCGCTGTCCGCCATATCGCCCATCGCGCCTGCCACCGTGCGCTTCATGTCGGCCATCTCCTTTTGGAGCCGGGCGACGTTGGTGATCATTTCAATTTCGAGGGTGCCTGCTTTCACGTGCTGGGCTCCTTCGACATCATCAGCGCCCGGAAGGCGTTGGTCACTTTCCGGGAGACTTCATCTCGGTTGAGGACGGACGTGGCAGTCCATGGAGGCGGGCAATCAGGCTCGCGGGCGCGGACGGTTTCAGCGACGAATTCGATAGAAAGCCGTCGCAAGAGGCGGACCAGCCACGGAGGCAGATCGAGCCCCATGCAGTGCTGCCACTGGCCAATCGTGGCCCAGGAGATGGGCACTGCGCCCATCGCGCCGGGATCGGTGGGGCCGACTTCCATGAGCCAGTCGATCACCCAAGGGGTGCGAATTGGCGGAAAGTCGGGGGCAAGGTCGTCGATGGCCATTCGCTGCAGGCGGGTCAGCGGTTCAGCATCGGTGTCGGGTTTGATTTGTTTGGTAGTGCGCGCCTTGGGCGCGGTGCCCAGCCACGCCAGTTGGCGCACATAAAGGCTCAACTCTCGGCCGAGCTCTTCGTAAAATTTGCCCAGTCATTGATGTGGGCGGCAACCTGCGTGGCGATGAACCCGATCGACGGATCGGCGTAAGCCTTGCGGAACAGGTCCTGGCCTTCAAGCCCCTCAGCGGGCGGATAGGTGAAGCCATTGAAGCTAACCGTGCAGGCAGCCAGAAAATCAGCCTGTTCGGCGAGCTTTTCCTCGGCCGACTGGTCCATCTTCCCGCGCTTTTTGATCTTGTCCATCAGCTGGTTCTGCTGGCGAGCCTGGGCGCGCTGATAGACCTTGGAGCCTGGGCCGTAGACCGTGATCGAGAGGCGCTTGCCCTTCTCGTCGAAGAGCGGGGCATCGTCGCCGCCGACGAGTTCAACAGTCGAGGTGTCGGTGGCAGCGAGGGTCGTGATGTCAAACATGGAAAATCTCCGTCAGGGTGTCAGGAATCAGGGCGCGAGGACTTCGACAATGCCCACACCGGCGGAGTTGGTGGTGAGTTCGAGGGTCACGGTGGCGGTGGTGATCTGATCGACCGAACCGACATTGACCTTGAAGCTCATGACTTGCGCCTGGAAGTAGTACTTGTCGCCGTTCTGGGTGGTGACGAGGAAGCTGTGATCAGCGTCCGAGAGCGAGGCGGATTTGAGCAGGATCTGGCCGGCATCATCAGTGTCGAGACCGAGCTGGATCTGCATCGTACCCTGGTTGAAGCTGCCCTTCTTCTTGACGACGCCGCGGCTGCCGACGGGATTGAAGGTCACGAGATTGAACTCGCGGCCGAACTCGCCGAGGTCGGAGACTTCGCCGACCACGGTCATGGTGAGCGCATTGTAGCCGGTGGCGTCAAAAGTCGCAGGGGTAGAGGCCGACACCTTCAAGGTGGTGCCGGCGGAAGTCCGAACGGTCATGGCAATGGGTCCTTATGAAGGTGAGGCTCAACGCGCCTCGTTGAATGAGACGCGGAAGTCCTGCGTCTGCATGTGGATGCCGGTCTCCTCGTCGAGGAAATCAGGACCGGCGGAATCGGTGTGGACGGTGACGTCGGTCAGCCCGTCGATGGCGGGCATCTGGTCGGCAGCGGCATTGCGGACAGCTGCGATAATGGCTTTCACTTCAGGGTAGGTCCGGGCCAGAACGGCCACCTGCACGCGTTCGGTGACGCGGCGTTTCGCGCCCGGAGCCGGAACGTTGCGGTCGACACTGCTGACCGACATTAGCGATATCGCCGGCAAGTCCGTGTCCTGCGCCAGCATCCCAGCGGCGATCCGCGCAACGGGGACAAGCGACGTCACCCCGGTGTCAACCACCAGGAGCGAGCGGACCGCAATAACGCCGTTCATTCGTCATCGACCTCGAGGGTCGGTGCCTTCAGGTTCCCGATCTGGACGCGGTGGGCGATGTAGGAGCCCATAGCATTCACCGCTTCCTCGGCTTTCTGGTCAAGCGCAGGGCGCAAGAAGGGTTTTGCGGCGTGGCCGGGGTGCATGACCGTGGGCCCGACGAAGTTCTCGCCGATCTTGAGGCTGCCGCGCTTCACCATCTTGTTGATAGTGCCGATGCCGACTTTTCGAGGCCCGTGCCGGGTTTCTCGCACCGGCTTGTCCGCCTCGGAAGCCGAGATCAGGTGCGGCGCGACGCCATATTCAATGAACAGCCCGAGATAGGAGCCGGACCCGCGCAGTTTGACGTAGGATGAGAGCTTGGCGCCCTCGGTCCGGGTGCCGATCCCGATCGCGCGCTTCAATTGTCCAGTCTTTACCGGGACATTGGCCTTGGCCTGCTGCTGGATCACCTTGGCACCGGCACGTAGGCCGCCCCGGATCACGTTGCGCTCAAGGTTCTTCGGCAGTTCATCGAGTAAACGCAGCAATTCAGGGCCACCCTTGAGCTGGATCGTCATGGTGCGGCTCCTTCGCTCGAATGTTCCTCGACCATGATTTCCATGGCCTCCCTGCGCCCCAGCGTTGCAGGGCCGGAAATGATCTGGTGGACACGGGTATCGATGATGACCCGCATGTCGGGCGTGATGCCAGCCAGATAACGGATGCGGATACGGGCCGGACGGCGACCAATCTGGATGCTGTCGGCCAGGCGCTCGGCCTTGGACGGGAGAATGTCCTTCACCTCGGCCCAAACGCAGGCGAACTCGGTCCAAGTGACCTGTTCGGTGCCATATTGGGGATCGTGCGTGACGACCTTGCGCTCAATCCGGATCCTTGTGTCGAGCTTCGAGGCTAGATCCAGCGACATTTGAGCTGACCCACCAACGTGTCGAAGGCGAGACAGGCTGCACCTTCGCGGTTTTCGAACAGGGATGCAGTTTTGACCAGGACCGCAGCGCGCGCGATCGCCAGATCAGGGTCGTTCTCATCAAATCCTGCCGACAGTGTGATCCGGACCAGACCGTCCGGGCCCAGCTCGGGCCAAGATTTCCCAGATGCCGGGCGGATGCGGGTAAACCCGTGGCGCTTGCGGGCGACAAAGTCTGCCTCTGGCAGGGTAATCGTTGCCCCGTTGGGGGCAGTGTAGCGGATCTCTGCCACCGTGGAGGGCCGGATGGGCACGGTGATTTCGTCTTCCCAGCTTTCCAGCTGCAGTTCGATGGTCTGTTCGCAAAGCTTCAGGCCAGCCTGCTGCTCAAGTTCGGCTTGGGCCGCGTCCAGTTTAGCGCCGAGCAACAGGTCCTCGTCGCGGCCATCAAGCCGAAGCTGCTGGCGTGCTTCCTCGAGCGTCACGGCGCGATCCTGGGGTGGTTCGATCGAGACGATCTCAGACATTATTCCGCCTTGGTGCGGTGCGTGGAGCCTGATTTGCGCGTGACAGCAGGGGCCGGTTCGCTCCCGCCGACTTCAACCGCAAGCCCGCGTTCGATCAGCTGCCGGCCAAAATGATCGTCGAGCTCGAAGCTCTGGCCAGCCAGGATGTTGTTGGAACTGACCGAGCTGATGTGCAAGGTATCAAGGGCTTTGAGGATCATGGGTTATCCCTTCCGTTGGATGAGAGGGGCCGGAACGAGCCGGCCCCTGCATCATCACGCAGCCGTTGCCGCGGTGGCAGCAGCAGCGAAGTCGCCCTTCACGAAAGCCTCCGGGCGGTAGACCGCGAGCGCGAGGCGCTCTTCGGCCAGGACCGTCACCAGGTTCTTGCGGAAGTTCTGGTCGTCCTCGGTCGAGATCTCGACCATGGCGTCCATGCGGTCGAAGATCTGCGCACCGAGCTGGAAGGCGCCGGTCAGGAACTTGCCCGTCGCCATCGACTGCGTTGCCACCACTGGCTGCCCCCATAGCGTCGGCGACAGGTTGCCCTGCGGATTGCCGATAATGAACTGGCCAGTGGTGTCCTTGAGCAGTTCGATCGCCGCCCAGTCGGACGGATGCAGCACGACGCCAGTCGACATCAGCTCGGAAAGAGCCGTCTGCAGCATAGCGAGGCGCAGGACATCGATGCGGGTAACAGGCGCCGGGATGGTAATCGGCGGCGCAAAGGCGGTCGCCTGGGTGTAGACGCCGTGCAGATCGGTGCCGGTACCCCCGCCGTTCAGCAGCTGGTTCTCTTCAACAAGCGCCAGGCCATAGGTCAGGCGGCCGTCGATGTAGGACTGCAGCATCGGCACATCGTCGAGGATCTGGCGGGTGGCGAGAACCCAGTGGGCAATCGTGGTGACGCTGCTGGTCACGACATCGAACTTGATGTCGGTCTGCGGCTTGGTGGCGCCGGTCGTTTCCGAAACGGCGGCAGCCGCATTGGTGAAGCCTGTTTCCTTCACATACTGCACCGCATTGCTGTTGGTGCGCCCCGGGGTCAGCAGGTCGCGGACCGTGAGGCGCCGCTGGCCGGGGGTGACGATACCGGGCTGGCGGTCAGGAACGATCAGGTCGCCGGCCGAGCCATTGGCATCGGTCGTCAGAGCAGAGACGATCGCCTTGACCTCGACGCTGGCGCGGCCACGCGCGGTCTTGCTGTTCAGGAAGGGCTTGATGGTGTCGGAAGAAACGACGCGTTCACCGATGGTCCGGTAGTCGGAGCGTTCGTCGTCCTGCTTCTTGCGGGCGAGCTTCTGCTCGACCTCGTCGAGGCGGGCCTTGGCTTCATTCAGCGCGGTGAGCGCCTCGTCGGCCAGCTGCTTGGTCGCGGCCGAGAGCTCTTCACCCTTGGCAGCCTTGCCCAGCGCCTCTTCGGCGATGGCTTTTACCTGGTCATGGCGCGTATCGAATGCAGCCTTCACTTCTTGCGCCAACTGATCGGCGCTCTTGGTCTCGGTCATGGGATTGCTCCGTAGGAGGTGGGTTCAGCCGCGGACTTGCGCGGCGAGAGCCGACAGAAAGTCGGTGTTGGACTCACTGCCGGACTCACTCCGGAGCAGCGATTTGAGGCCTTTGCCCGCGATTGCGGTGGCCTGGCTTTTCGAGAACCCTGCCTCGCGCAGGAAATTCTCAAAATCGGAGAGCGACGGCATCGTCTGTCCGTCGGTGACGGTCTTGACCGCCGTCACCTTCGCCTCGGTGTTCATGGGCATGGTGACGAGGCTGATCTCACGAAGATCGATCTTCTTTAGCCGCAGGACGCCGGCCTTGTAGGGGTCGGGAGCGGCACCGCCCTTGGGGATGGTGTAGCCGATCGAGAGGCCCCCAAGCGCCCCGTGCTTCAGCTTGCCATAGGCGCGCTGGGCGACCGGATCTCCGTCGAGAATTAGCTGTCCGCGCACAAACAGGCCGCGATCATCCTCGAAGATGTCACGCCACACGCCGATCGGTTCGCGCTGGTCGTGCTGCCAAAGCATCGGGATGCCCCAACCTTCGGCGCGTGCCTTGGCGACGCTCTCGCGGAATGCGCCCGGTTCGATGAGATCACCGCCCTGGTCGACATTGCCGAAGGTCGAAGCATAGCCTTCGAACTGGCCGGTGTCGTGCAGATCACTGGATTTGAGGGTCAGGGTGAGATGTTTCATTTAGGGGGCTCCGATGGGGCAATCGCTCCGGTGGGCGGCAGCAATCCTGCCTGGGTGATGGGCACGTTCTGCATCTGCATGCGGGGGACATCGCCGCCTTCGACGGGCGGCAGGTTCTCAAGGGCGCGAACCTCGTTGATGGTCATCACGCCATTGGAGAGCATCTGCTGGTAGAAGGAGGCCCGCGCGCTGCTATCGCCGCGCAGCAGGCCTTCGAGGTTGAATTCGATGACAAGCCCGGCCTGACGGTCAGCGGGCGACAGGAGCTGCTTGGCGAGCGCCTGTTCGATCCGCTTCAAACGTCGACGCAACGTGAACTTCTGGAACCCCAGCGTCTGCTGCTCGAGGCCGGTGCCCCAGCTGGTGGTCTTCTCGGTGTGCCCGACCATGAAAGGCGGCACGCCGAAAAAGCGGCAGACCTCCTCGACCGAGAAGGCCCGGCTCTGCAGCATCTGTGCATCTTCCGGGCTGATCGAGAGCTGGACCCAGTCCATCCCGCGATCGAGCAGCATGGGCCGCCCGGCATTGATCGCACCGGCAAACTTCTCCTGCAGCAGTTCCTCGGCCATTTTACGTTGGTCGAGGGTCAGGGTGTCGGCGGTCTTCAAGAGACCCGAGGGACGCACGCCGTTTCGGAAGGTGTCGCCCGAGGCCCGTTCGATCGCCTGTGCGAGCCCGAAGGTCTGGCGGCCGAACGACAGGGTAGAGAGGCCGCCGAGCGGATTGCCGCCAAAGCCCCGGATGTGAAGCATGTTGTCTTGGCCGACCACCGACCGGATACCGTTGTCGGACCACTCATATTCCAGGCTACCGTCACGCAGACGGCGCACTGTCATCAGTTCCGGCGCAATCGGCACGCTGAGCGCTACGACCCGGCCGTTGCTGCCCCGGATGATTTCGGCGTACGCATTGCCGTTCAGTTCAATGCAGGCGCAAATGAATTCCCAGAAGTCGACCGCGGTCTGGTCGGCATTCGGGCTGTCGTGCAGGATGCGGTAGAGTGGGTGATCACTCGCAACCGTCCGCGCGCCACCTCGGGTCCGGTAAACCATCAGCGGCAGCGAGGCGATCGTACCGGCCAGCAGGTTGACGCAGGCCCAGGCCGAGGCGAGCCCCAGGACCGAGGTGGTCGAGACCAGTTCACCCGTCGTTGTGGTGCGCCCGCCGGCTGCCTGGACCAGTCGTGGATTGGTGAGGCCGATGGTGCGGGCAATGTAGCCGAGCGCCTTTTGAAACAGATTCACGGCGCCAGGCTCTTCAGCCAGTCGTCAATGGAGCCGCTGGTGTCGCCCGCCATTGCCGCCCCCACTGCCATGCACAGCGCGACGGCTGCGTCGATCTTGTTGATAGCCCGCTGCTTGGAGAGCCACTTGTTGTCCCAACGGTCGGTCTCGGTGACCGCCGACATCATTGCGGAAATCAGGACTGGATTGCGCTTCAGGCGGATCCGGCCTTCAAGGATCAGTTCTTCCAGATGCCGAAGGGAGCCCGGCATCCATAGGCCTTCGGTCATCTCGCCCGCCGGCTTGGCCCGTTTGGTCCCGCCTTGCGGGTGCTCGACAAAGGTCAGGTCGAGGCCGAGTTCGGCGACTTCCTCTTCGAACCGGCGAAAGGCGTATCGGTCGTATGCGACCGCCTCGACCCGGTAGTCCGAAGCCATCTCGGCCAGAGCCTGCGCCACATGGCGAAAGCCGATGTTCTCGCCTTGCGGCGCATTCAGAAATCCATCGGCGACCCAGAGGTCGTAGGGCTGCTTGTCCCGAAGAACCCGCGCGCTAAGCGTATCGCCTGGCGTCCAGACTTCGACCCAGGCATCAAAACAGGGCTTCCCGTCCTTCTCGCCGTTCCTCTGGACTACCGCGAGTGCGGTCAGGTCCCGGTTCTGGCTGAGGTCTAGCCCGAGCCAGACCGGCTGGCCGGCCTTGGGTTCGAACTCTGCCAGGAGCGGCTCAAGCGTGGCCCGAGCCATCCAGGCAGTTTCGGCGTCGGTCCAGACGCAGAAGTGAAGCCTCAGAATTCCGTTCAGCTGTCCTGGGATCGCCTTGGCCTGGGCTACAACCTCGGTCAGGTACTGCTCGGTGATGGTCACACCCAAGAGCGGGTTGGCCTTAATCCAGCAACTGGGGTCGGTCAGCGGGTCATCGCCATCATCGAGTGCGCAGACGTAGCTGAATGTCGTATCGTCGATGACCTGTCCCAGAAAGGTCGGGTCGGTCACCGCATCGGGGTTGCCAGCCGCCACCCGGACGGCGTGTTCATGTTCCTCCCAGGCAACCGAGTTACGGTCCGAGCCCGAATTGGTGATCATGAACAGCAGCGGATCGCGGCGGAACTTGAAGCCGCGTTCCAGCATCTCGATGATCGATCGGTCGGGTAGCTCGTGGATTTCGTCCGCCAGCACAAAGTATGGACGCGGGCCCGAGCCGGTTTTGCCGGTATCGCGCGAGACAGGACGGAAGAAGCTTCCGCTAGCCAGGTGCGCGATGTTGAACTCTCGCCCCGGGCCGCCCGAAAAGTTCAGCCGCTTGTCCAAGGCCGGTGATTGCCGGACCATGCGCACCGCGTCGCGAAACAGGATATTGGCCTGCTCCTTTTTGGCAGCCGCCGCGTATATCTGTGCGCCAGCCTCCTTGCAGGCGGTCATGCCGTAGATGCCGATGCCGCCAGCAACCGGCGACTTCCCGTTACCTTTTCCTTGTTCGATGTATGCCCGGCGGAACCGGCGGCGGCCATCCTTGCGCTTCCAGCCGAAAAGGGAACCAATGATGAATGCCTGGCTGGGCTGGAGCTCGAAGGGCTGGCCTTCGAACTGGCCTTCGGAGAGCTTCAGTACTTCCTCAAAGAAAGCGAAGGCGTGGTTGGCGGCCTCAAAGTCGAACCAGATGCCGTCTTTGCGCTTTAGGTCCGCGATGTGTCGTTTGCAGGCATTACGAACGTGCGGTCCTGCAACAATCTCGCCTGCGACCACGGCCCTGGCATAAGCTAGCGTTCGGTCAGGCGAAGAACCGGTCGGCGGGGTCGCCACCTTCTTCTGGCGGCTCGGCCGAGATCCTGCTCCTGGCACTGGGCGTCATCCCGAATTCTGCGGCGTAACGCATCATGTCCGCCGCTGCCTTGTTGGCGGTGCCGACCAGTGGGTTCTGGATCGCGTTGCCGTTTGATGTCTTGATCATCAGACCGCCGGTCAGCTGATCCTTCTCGGCCATCTTGGCGATTGCCCGTTCGGCCTGGACCCAGCGGCCATAGGCCATGGCGTAGGCAGCGAGCGCCGCCCGGTCGATCTCGGATAGGATACCGAGGTTGTAGAGCTCGGTTGCGACCCGGTTCCATTCCTCGACCGCATCGGCCGTCAGATGGTGGGGCGGCGCCGGTATGGCTGCCTTGGCTTTGGCTTCCTTCCGATTGACCTGCCTTTTGCCGGGATTGGAGGTCACAAGCTTGAGCTGCGTGGGCTTCGGCTTTCTGCCGGTAATCATGCAGCCTCAGCTATTCTCCCGCCTGCGATTTCGTCGAAGGTGCGGCCATCACCCTCGAGGGTCGCAGCCTTGCCGGTAAAGTCCTGCCAGCGCTTCACGGCCACATCGATATATGCGGGATTGAGCTCGATGGCGTGGATGGCGCGGCCGGTCATTTCACCGGCGATGATCGTGGTGCCAGAGCCAGAGAACGGCTCGTAAACGGCCTGGCCAGGGCTGGAATTGTTCTCGATGGGGCGCTTCATACACTCGACCGGTTTCTGGGTCCCGTGACCCGTCTCGTTCTTCTTCGGCTTTGCGATGTGCCAGACGGTCGTCTGCTTGCGGTCGCCCGCCCAGTGGCCTTTCGCGCCCTTTTTCACAGCATACCAGCACGGCTCATGCTCCCAATGGTAGTCGCCGCGCGAGAGCACGAGCTGGCCCTTGTCCCAGATGATCTGGGAGCGAAGCATCAGATCGCAGGCCGCTAGGCTGTCACCCACAACCCCGGCATAGAGCCCAGCGTGCCAGACATAGGCGACGTCACCCGGGAACAGCGCCCAGGCTTCGCGCCAGTCGGCTTTATCGTCGTTCAGCACCTTGCCCTTGGCGGTGCCGGAAGCAGCGACCCCAGCCTTTTCGCGCCAAGCCGGGTCATACTCGACGCCGTAGGGAGGATCGGTGACCATCAGGTGGGGCGTGACGCCGTTAAGGACCTTCGCGACGGTTTCCGCATCGGTGCTGTCGCCGCAGACCAGCCGGTGCTTGCCCAGCAACCAGACATCGCCTGGCTTGGCGACGGGATCGATCGGAGCCTCAGGGATCTCGTCCGGATCGGTGTTGCCCTCGGTCTTCTCGGCCAGCAGCTTCGACAACTCGTCATCCGAGAACCCGGTCAGCATCAGGTCGAAGTCGAAGCCCTGCAGATCGCCGAGTTCGACGGCCAGCAGTTCGAGATCCCAACCCGCGTTCAGCGCCAGCTTGTTATCCGCGATGACGTAGGCCTTCTTCTGGGCTTCACTCCAGCCCTTGGCGACCATGGTCGGGATCTGGGTCAAGCCCAGCTTTCGCGCAGCAAGCAGACGGCCATGACCAGCGATCAGGCCGCCATCTTCATCGACGAGGATCGGATTGGTCCAGCCCCATTCGCGGATTGAGGCCGCGATCTGGGCGACCTGCTCGTCCGAGTGCGTGCGAGAGTTGCGCGCGTAGGGCGTGATCTTCTCTATCGGCCAGAGCTCGCTGCTCTGGGCCGGCCAGTTCTGATCCATAGATGTCCTTGAAACGGGTTCGGCCGCAGAAGCCCAGAAGGGCTTGCGGCACTTGTTTGCGATGTTGGTAAGCCGCTATGGGCGTTGGAGGTGGGGCCTGTAGCTCAGTTGGTTAGAGCTGGCCGCTCATAACGGCTAGGTCGCGGGTTCGAGTCCTGCCGGGCCCACCAATCAAATCAGTTCGAGCTCGTTCAGAACCTTCGCTGCGTCCAACAGCTGGTCGGTCTGCACGGAGATCTCGATCGTGAAACTATCGGCGGTTGCGCTGGCGCAGACGCCGCCCTCGTAGAGTTCCTGCTCGATCGTCTCGATCACCGTAATGATCCGGCTACGGTCAAAGTTCTCCGGCAGCGTGCGGATCGCGAGGCGGATCGTGCTGATGATGCCCACGCTCATTCTGCGTCTGCCATGATCTCGTAAAGGCCGACAAAGCCGGTCAGGTAAGGCAGGCCCTTTGGAATGCCATGGTCCCGCGCGGTGGTGCGGTCGATCTTCCAGCCCATCCAGCGGGTGATGGCGGCGTCGATCGCCACCTCAAGGGTGAGGCCAGCGTGGATCCCGTTGTGCACATCGTCAGCAAAGTGCCGGCCGTGGCTGCTGTCGAGGAAATCCCGCACCCCTTCGGCGCTACCCATCGTGACCTTGGCAATCGCCGGGAAGGCGATCTCCCAAGCTTTGTCGGCATCTGTGAAGCCCGCTGCGGTTCCGAAGAAGCCCCAGTCTTCGTTGGTGGTCGGAAGGGTCGAGTTGGTCATTTGCATCGCTCCGTTTTCGTGAAGCGACTACCGCTCTTATCGCGGTGACTATCCAGTCAATTCGATGGAAAATATCGACTTTATGGAAGCTGACCCCCGGTCCGAGTTTCGCGGGTGCGAAAAGTTTGGACTAAGCGCGGTGTCCCCCGCCGAGGACCCAGACTTTCGAACCGCCCCCCGGCCTGGTCACCCGATCGGCCACCCGTCCGGGCCCACGGAAACCGTCTTGCGTCGGCCGAATTGTTCAGCAGTCCGCTTGGCATGGCAGTCGGCGCAGAGGCAGCGAATGTTGCTGTCCTCGTCCGATCCGCCATGGGTCAGCGGCACAATGTGGTCAGGTACGGTCGCCTCGCGGACAATCCCGGCGGATGCGCAATCGCGGCAGAGTGGTTCGGCCTTTAATCGACGCAGGCGCTGCGCCATGCCTTGGCGTCCCCGAAGTCGTTCAGCCATCGCACAACGCCTGCAATGAGAAACGCCCGGAAGCTGGAAAGCCCCGGGCGCAACTCGCATCTCTACATTTCGGAAACATCTACACCAAAGCAATGACCTCGTCAATGCATTTGTTGCTAATTATCCTTGAATCACAGTTTGTTATTTCAAGTGGTAGGCGGACGGAACTGACTACAAACTGTCCTTCTTGATGTGGAACAGGGAAACCAGCGCTTCGAGCCCATGCCCCAGATTCCGAATGTCAGCATCGCCCCAAGCCGAAGCGTCGGCCTCGTAGCAGACCACAGCATGAACCAGGACACTCGGACGCCGACCCGTCGCAGCTACCGCATCGCTGTCGGCAGTCCGGAGTATCAGGATCGTCGCTGCCGCACGCTTTCGGATCTTCGCCACATAGTCCGGGTCGTACTCCATTATGCTGCGCCCGAAGATCCCTTCATCAAGCAGCAGACCTCCCGCTGAATGAGGGTGGAGTGGCGGCAGCCCCATGACCGCGCGGTTGCGGGCCATTAGGTCCCCATAGAGCTCGGCAGCTGCCAGCTGCTCTGGGGTGATCTTGCCGGCGAACGCCAGCCGCCCGATTGCGGAACCGAGGCGCTCGTCCTTCGCCTGCCGCGCGCTCACGCCATACTGGCGCTGGCGTGCTTCAAGCACGGTCGCGGTGACTTCGCGCTGGGTCTCGGCTTTGCCCGGCTGGACCAGCTTGCCGCATGGGTGGCGGCGGCCCGCCTTGCGCTTACGACCGCGAGCCACGGATGATCTCCGGCATTAGCGCCGCATAGCCAATCACATCGATTGGGCCGTCGGCATAATTGGGGTCGTGGGCAAGCCGAGCGAGCTTCAGGTCGATCATGCAAAGCGCGACCTGCTGTGCCGTCACGGGCGTGCCAAGGGTGATTGACCAACGCTGAGCAATGGCCTCCATCTGAGCTTTGGGATCGCCGTAGGCCGCACCACGATCTTCAAGCACTTGCGCCACGCGCTTCAGGAAACCGACCGCGCTCACCGGACACCTCCACGGGTCTGGATGGCCCAGAGCAGGATGGCGATGGCATCGGCTTCGTTATCGTCGGCGGGAGCAAATCCCTTGGCCTGAACGGCCGCGATGACAGCTGCCTTGTCGGCATTGCCCTTGCCTGTGGCGAAGCGCTTGATCGTGCCCACCGGCACGCCCTGGTAGGCGACCAGATGCTCTTCGCACCAAGAGGTCAGCATTCCCAGCAGGCCGCCATAGACATGCGCCGCATCGGTGCCGACGTGACGACGGACCTCTTCGAAGTAGACTGCCTCAACCGGACCGGCATCCATATCGAGCTGTTCGAGCCAACGCCGGAAGCGCAGGTAGCGCATGCCGCCACCATCGTAGCGAGTATGCTTCAGCGAGACTGTGCCGGTCGTGATCTGGTCATCTGGGGACTGGAGGGCCCAGCCAGCACTGGTGCCGAGATCGAGGGCAAGAACGGCACCGCGAGTGATTGTGCCACTTTGCCGGTATTGGAAACTATCGGGGCAGGCTGCGGCCTGCAATTCTGGCACGGTCATGACGACCTCCTCTTCGTGTGGGGTGGTTGGGGCGAGGCAATGGGCCGGTGAAGGCTGGCAGCTCGCCCGAACCCGAAGTGGGTCTGGTCAGGTCGTCATCCGGACGGGGGGCGCCGTCCGAGATCTTTCTAAGGCTTCAAGGGGGCGGATTGAAACATTGGCCACCCAAGCCCGCGGGATTCCTAGGTAATATATAATCTTTCAATTATTCAATATTTCTAGGGGGTACCTCTCTAACTCTTAAAACGCGCGCGTACGCGAGGCTATATACAGGGCACCCCTTGAAAGATTGAAACATCTCCGGATTTCGATTTTCTCCAGCTTCTCCATGGGGTCGGAGGGGTGAATTCTTCATTTTAAAGCATTTGGGCCGCTGAAGCATTAGCCAGCCGTGGCATATGCCACGCCGAGCTGCCTTGGGCCCGCTGTGGTTCGACGCTCTCCATCTAGCGAGCCAACCGGTAAACCATGGCTTGGCGAGTTGCTGACCCACGCATGCTGGTGGTCACGTCACCGCTTTCGATCAGGGTCTGGATGATGTCGTCGCGGTCCCTGGATTTGAGCCACTGCGTGCCGCGCGTCAGCTCGGACTTGGTGATCCCTTTGGTGCCGGCAGCCCTGATCACCTCACGCAGCCGTTTCAGATGGGCCTCTGTTTCGGTGTCAGCGACATGGCGCTCGACGGCCTCCATGGCCCGTTTGGCATAGTGCCGCACAAAGGCGATGGCCCAGTCCGCATCGTCGATCGTGATAACCGGCGCGGCAGGATCGTGGCCCACGGCAACGATCAGCGCCAGCTTCAGCGCAATTTCGCCAATACGGGCCAGGATGGCGGTGAAGGCTGTGCCCGCAGCTGCCCGCAATTCGCCCGTAAGCTCCTCGCTCAGCGCCTTGAAGCGATCACGGGCCTCATCGGTCATCGGCACTGTGGTGAGCACCACAGTGGTTTGAGGCCCTGACGTAGCGCCCACAAGATTGCCGCGTTGCTGCCCGGGGCCCGAAGCCAGCAGCTGGAGGCCCGTGATCAGATCGGGCGGCGGGGTGCGAAGTCCGACGGCCACGTTCTCATCGGGGTAGTCTTCATCACTGGGCAGGATCAGAAAGCGGGCGAGCGAGCCGTCAACCACGTTGGCGCCCTGCAGTGCACCCCAGAAATGCAGCGGGGTCGTCGTACCGTAAACGCACAGGCAGGGCTGGACGATGTCGCGCCGCTCGTTGGTGCCATCGCGATTGGCATATTCCGCACCAAGGAAGATCCCGCCGGCCGAGGTGTAGAGCTCGGTCATGTTATCGAGGATCTCGGTGATATGGCGTGGGCTGCGTTTGCGATCTGCGGCCGCCGACAGGAACATCCCGAACTCGTCGATCTGGAACAGGATCGCCGGCTGACGGTGCAAGGCGGTCAGCAGCCCGGCCCCGGACGCGATTTTGTTGCCGCCGAGATGGTTGGCAAGGCCAGCCTCGAACAGCACCTCGTTGATGATCTCGCGCGAATGGTTCTTGCCCGATCCGCTGTCCGCAATGCCTACAACATAGAGGTTGGAGCGCAGGTTGCTCTCCGTGCGGTAAAGCCGCCCCATAAGCGCGCCGATCGCGCAAAGGCTGGCGCCCAGCGACAACAGCGGCTGGGGACGACGAGCGGTCGACAGCATGTAATCGGTCAGCTTGCCGACGAGCCCGCCCGGGATCGTCAGATTGAAGTTTGCCGGCGTAGTCACTGCTTCGGCCTCCGCCGTCACATCGAGCCGGGCTAGCAGGCCAGAGGCAGGATGGCACTCGTCGATAGGTTGGCTGCCATCCAGCACCATACCGGGATCGGGCTTCCAGCCGCGTTCCATCGCCAGATGGTAGATCGTGCCTGCGCCGATGCGTTCCGGACGGAAACTGCCCCAGGCCTTCTCAGTGATGGCCGGGTCGTTCTTCGATGCCTGATCAGACCAGTCCGTGAAGACGTCCTTGCCGGCTTCACCAAGGCTGCCCTTGATGGCCAGCCCGATCCTGACCCAGCTGTCATAGTCGAGATCGGTGTTGGGGATGTGGCCCAGCGCAGAGCACACAGCTTCGATCGTCCCGGTCTGGGCGTGACCCGAGACGGAAGCGCCCGCAACCGTGAGTTTGGCCAGACTTGCCGGTCGCAATTCTGTGGGAACCAGCTCAAGGGCTTCTTCCATAAAGGCCGCGGCCATGTCGGCATCGATAACCGGCAGGCTTTCCAGGTCGAGTTCGGCCAGACCTTCTTCCGGCCACGCATAGGGCTGACCGGTATCGGGATGGTTGGCGTAAGCGACGAACTGCTGACCGAGACACAGCACTTCAAGCGGCGCCCGGCGAATACCCCGGAACGGCGCACGGGTGCGATAGACGAGCAGGCGCTTGGGTGCCCGCCCGATCCGTAGTGCCGGGGTATCGCCGAGCCTGGCGCGTGCCAGCTGCTCAATCTGCAGCGCAAGGTCGGGATCGGTAAGGATGTCGATATCAATCGCCGCAACTGCCCCGGCCACCACGCCAATGGCGCAGTCGGGCCATGTCGACCAGGTTGCGACTTCGACCTCCGTCGTCGGCCGTTCCGCGTGCCGGTTCCATTCCGGATAATCGACCCAACCGCCGCGCTGATAGCGGCCCGGCTTCTTATGGCCGGGCGCGATGGGCAGGATCGTATAACCATTGGCAAGGAGGCGCGAGCCAAGCTGCGCCATGTAGGACTGGGACATCAGAACGGGCACTCCGACATGTCGGCAGCGAGCTCGCGCAGGTGGTCGCAGTAGCCCGTGATCAGATGCTCGACGAAACCTGCCCACTCGGCGTCGCTAAGGGTTGCAAGGTCGGTCTTGCCGATCTGCTCGAGGAAACGGCCACCAGCCTGGCCGCCTTTGACCATTGCGGCCTGTTCGTTGCGACTCGCGCTGATCATGCCCTGCCTCCGGTGACAGAGGTCCTGGCAGACGCGGCTGCAAAGATACTTCCGGCTTTCGTCCCGGCGGGGATCGGAGACCCGGTAGTACGGGATGAACCAGCCGAAGCCGCGGGGCTCGCGATGGCAGACCGAGCAGAGCCCGGGGTTGGCGTATGACATGTGTCGAACCTGGCGTTGGTGATTTCGGTGTAGTTGCCCGACGGGCGCACGGAGATGTGGCTGGGACGGCGCAGGCGGTTGGTCAGCGCCAAGGCCGCATCGACTGAACGGGGGACCGGAACCCCGGGTGCGCGCTCGCGCCACCACATTTCAGCCTTCGAGCGGGGATAGCCCGTGTGCTCCAGGCAGATCCATTCGGTATGGCGAGCGAGGCCGCACTGGTAGGTCACCTTCAGAGAGGGACGGCCACCTTGCTTGTCATGCCGGTGGTAGGTCACATCGTTGACCTGTAGCCATTCCGGGCGCCGGGCCTTTGCCGACGAAAGGACAGCCAGCGTAGACGCCGTGGGGGCCACCTTCACCTTGCGGGCCGGGAAGATGAAGCCGCAGTCGGGGCATTCGAGAGCGGCGGCCGCTACGATGCTGTCGCAATCCGGACAGACCTTGACCGGCGCATCGCCATCACCCGAGCCCGGGCGTTTCGGTTTGACGAGGTCGATGGGGCCGTGACGTTTCACGTTGCCGGCGAAGTCCAGGACGAGACAATCCTGTTTGCCCGAGGCGAGCCGCGTTCCGCGACCTGCCATCTGGACGTAAAGGCCTGCCGACTTGGTCGGGCGCAGCATGGCGATCAGATCCACGGCCGGAGCATTGAAGCCCGTCGTCAGCACTCCCATCGACGCCAAGGCCCGGATCTTGCCGGCCTTGAAGTCGGCAATGATGCGGTCGCGCTCGTCCTTGGGCGTGTCGCCGAAGATGGTGGCGCAGCTGATCCCGCGACGGCGGAACTCTTCGGCAACGTGGGTCGCGTGACTGACACCCGAACAAAAGGCGAGCCATGACTTCCGGTCCTTGCCGTAGGCGATGATCTCCTCAACGGCGGCGCTGGTGATTACGTCCTTGTCGACCGCCTTCTGCAGGTCACTGGCAATGAATTCACCGCCGCGCGAACCAACCCCGGTCACGTCAAGCTTGGTGTCGGGCTGCTTGGATACCAGCGGGCTAAGATACCCGTCCTCGATGAGATCCCTGACTGATACCTCGTAAGCAATGTCGCTGAACAGGGCATTGTTACCTTCGTGAAGCATGCCGGAGTCCAGGCGGTAGGGAGTTGCCGTCAGCCCGATGACCTTCACCTTCGGGTTCATGCGCTGCATCTTGTCCAGGAAGCGGCGATACATCGTGTTTTCTTTGCCCGGGATGAGATGGGCCTCGTCGATCAGGATGAGATCGCAGTGGCCGATTTCAGCCGGCCGGCGGTGGATCGACTGGATGCCCGCGAACAGGATGCGCGCTTCAACATCGCGGCGCCCAAGCCCAGCTGAATAGATGCCGGCGGGTGCTTCGGGCCACAGACCCAGCATCTCAGCATGGTTCTGGGCGATCAGCTCGCGGACATGGGTGACGATCAGGATGCGCTGGTCGGGCCATGCCTTGAGCACCCCGTCGATGAACGAGGCCATGACCAGACTTTTGCCGCCAGCGGTCGGGATGACCACCAGGGGGTTGCCGTTCTTGTCTTCGAAATAGCTGTAGATCGCGGCGATTGCCGACTGCTGGTAGGGGCGGAGCTTAAGCATTTGCGTCCTCCTTCTGGCGGGCGTCGTTCAGCCAGTCGGAGCCGTCGGCCATGCGGTAGGCGACGAAGTCCTCACCGGCGTCGGTGACGGTTCCGGGCACGAGATCGGGGATGAAGAGGTGGCGGGCACAGGCGCGGCGCTGGTCCCGGGCATCGAGCTTGCGATCGTGGCGAGCACAGTGCCAACCACCATCCACGGGCGTCGAATGCAGACAGGTCCGGCAGTTCAGGGCCGCAGCTTCACCGGTGTGACAGGCAGCATGATGGGAGCACATGCGGCACTCGAACCAGGTCGGATCGTCGCTGATCCGGGCGGGTGGATGCTGGCCCTCGATGATGCGCTGGGCCTTATCGAGTAGCCGGGTTGCCTCGGCAGGATCGGCCTCGATCCGCTCGATATGCAGGGCATCGGTATCCTTGCAGACCGCAACATACATGGCGCGGGTCAGCCCGATGAGATGCATGTAGATCTGCATCTGGGCGGCATGCTGGGGCTTCGATTTCTCGACGCCCTTGGCAACGAGGTCGGCAAAGCTCTTGACCGAGTGGGTCTTGAACTCGACCACGTGCCAGGTATTCGGCGCTTCAAGCAGCCCAAGCGCAGCGCCATCAAGCGAACCGCCAAAGTGACCACCATGGGCTTCAACCCGGAACTGGCGGCCCGTCTCCGGGTCGACCTCCAATACGGTGGCGCCGGTCGCACGCAGATTGGCCACGATCCGGTCTTCCTCGCGCTGCCCCGTTTCGAACAGACGAAGCATGCGGCCGGAAAAGCGGGATACGGTGACCCAGCGAAAATCGAACCAGAGGGCCCGAGAACACGGCTTGCCGATCAGCGAAGCACCAAGATGCTCGCGGAAGCCATCACCTTGGCGCCCTTCATAGGCCGCGTAGATTGCCGTCAGGGTAGGCGTTGGCGGGGTGGGAAGTTCTGCCATTACAGATCCTCCGCTTCGCTGCTGGCCCGCGCTTCTGCGACCAGCTCAGCCCAGACTTTGGGATCGTGACGGGCGCGCAGGATCTCGATCAGTGCGTCCTTCATCTTGTTGCGGCGGTGCCAGCCACTGCCATCGGCGAGCAGTTCGGCACGCTCGCGGTAAAGGTGGCGCTGGGCGGTCCGGGCGCGGTTGAACCACACAGGGTCAATCGGTTTGCCCTGTGTCTGGCGGGTCAGATCGGCGGTCGCGATCTGGGTGCGGATCTTGGCGATCGCGTCGTCGAGTTCGATCAGGCGGCGCTGTTTTTCAGGCAAGCCGGGGGTGTCCGCGGCCGCAGGGGCCGCGTTGGTCATGTCAGTCATGGTCAGTCTCTTGTCTGGCTGAGGCTGCCGCGACTTCCCGCGGCAGCCCGCAGGATCAGGTGTTACGGTTCCACGGAGCTGCGGCCGGCGGCGCTGCCGACTGCGGGGTCGCGGTTGCAGGCTGATGCGCAGCCGGCGCGGTCTTGTCCGGGACGAGGTAGCGGATAGTATTCTTCTCCGAATACCCGTCCTTGGGCGGCTTCACGCCGACCTGGATCGACATCGGCACCAGGTGCAGATCGACGCTGTCATTGACCTGCAGCTTGCCAGTCGCATGGCAGATGGCCGACAGGGTGCGCTGCGCGATCTCGACCGTCTGCGGGTTCGAGTTCACGAGGTTCAGCTGGTCGAACAGCTTGCGGCCCTGGTACGGCCCTTCGATGATGTCGAGCATCAGCCAGAGAAACTGGCCCATGCCGTTGCGGGTCACGCGCATCTCGCTCTCGACGATCTGGGCGCGGTACTTGCCGGCGGGAACTACATCGTAGCCGGTCGTGGGATCGATGCCTGTTGCATCGAAGGCGGTGTCAAAACGTGCCATTGGGAAAACTCCGGATCAGGGCTGTTCGGGCTGAGGCATGGCCGCGACGAAGGCTTTCCAATCGAGCGGAAGCGTGTCGGGCAGGCCGTAGCGGTTCTTTGCGAGGAAGGCCGGGCGTTCGGCGGTGTGCAGGACGCGCTCACCGGAGCCGAGTGCCCGAGCTACCTTCTTGTTAAAGCCAACGTCGGCCTTCGCGATGGACATGCGGTAGTTGGCAAAAAGCACGACATCGCAGTGCTCTTGCAGCAGGGCCGCAGCGCGGGCCTGAAGCTTGATGACGTAGCGGTCGTAGGGCTCATGCTCGGGGCTATCGAAGCGCTTGATGTCGGTATGCGCGATCTGGACGACAGCCATGCCGCGACGATCACGAAGCGTGTTCAGGCGATCGAGATATTCGCGCCAGACCGTAAGCGCCTCAGCATAGCCCTTACCGAAGCCAGGGGCTTCGATCGATGCCCAGCCGTTGCGGCGGCAGGTCTCAGCCCAGACCAGCGGTTCAAGCCAGTCCACACTGTCAATGACCACCGTGCTATAAGCGTGCTCTTCGTTGAGCAGAGCGTCGAGCGCGTCAACGACGTCGGCATAGCTGGTGGCAAGCGGGAAGTGCGGCACCTTCAGCATGCCAAGACCGTCCTCGGTCATGATCACGACGGGGGCATCGGCACCGGCAGCGAATGTCGTCTTACCGACGCCGTGCACGCCATGCATCAAAATGCGGGGCGGACGCAGCGTGCTCGACGTCTGCAGGGAGGCAAGCGAGATAGCCATCAGCTCGCACTCTCCTTGAGGGCTGACTTCACAGCCGGGTCGATACCGATGGCGCCGGCTTCGCGGGCCATCTTATAAAGGCGCTTCAGTGCCGAGGCGCGGTTGGAGGCGGCGATGCTTTCCTGGTCGGCTGCGACTATGGCAAAGGCAATGTCGTCAACGGTTGCGTCTTCGAGCGGCAGCGGATCATCGCTTTCGCGTGCCGGGTGCTTCGGAAAGGTGACCGCATCAGGCAGGTCTTCAAGGGCGTAGTGGGCTTTGCGCAGACGCGCGATCGGGTTCGGGAACAACATGGCGAGACCTCTCATTCGGGGAATTCGCTGGCCTGATCATCGACCTCAGGCTCGCTGGAATAGACAGCCAACAGCGGGGTGCCGTCGGCGTGGTTGCCGGCTTCTTCGATGTGATACCGGCGCTGGACCTCGAAGATTTCCGGCAACTCCCAGCGACGATAAAGGCCGGGGATCCGCTTCAGAGGCTCAGTCGGGATGGCAGTCGTATCGCTCATCAACTGGGACTTCCTTGTTTTGGAAGACGCTCGGTGCGTCCGAAGTTGAAAAGCCAACCAGGCACACCGAGCGGGACAATGGGTTCAGGATTTTTCTTCGGCGTGTTCGCGAAGGCGCTTGAGGGCGCGCTGAAACCGCTTGCGGGCAGCCGGTTCCGAAAGGCCGATTTCCTTGCCGGCCTCGGCTTGCGTGTAGCCATCGATCACCACGCGCAGGACAAGTTCGGCATCCACCCCGATGAGGCTGGTCAGCTCCTCCAGCAGCCGTTCAGGCGACAGGTCAGGATCAACGAAGTCGGCGATGCCGCCGTGCAGATCAGGGTCGAACTCGTCCTGAACGAGTTGACGCCTGGTTTCGCGATTGTGCGCACGCAGCACATCGCGTTCGACGTTCTGAAGGATCGTCGCAGCAACCCAATTTACGCGATTGAGGTCCAGTTCACGGATCGCGGCCGTCGCGCGGGCCAGGATTTCAGACGCGATCTCGTCGGTGCGCCCAAGGCGGCGAGCCCGTGACCGACGAAAGACGCCGTCAAGCCCAGGCCACAGCGCAAGAAGCATCAGCGTAAGGGCACAATCCCCCGCGCGGTCTTTTGCCTTGGCGCTCTGGATCAGACCGCCAAGGAGCAGGTTCTTCTGGTCGGGGGAGCCATCGCCGCGATGCAGGTGGTCCAGCAACGCCGCTGGATCCGCAAAGCCAGTCAATCCGCGGTGACAGGTACGCACCGTGGCGAAACCGCGCTGGAAATTGAGGGTGGAAGACGATTGAACGAGGTGTTGGTGAAATTCGTGCCACGACGAGGGCATTTGACGCCAGCCTGACGGCCGGGCGTCGAGCGCCTCCTACTGGCCAGATCAGGGCGTCAAGCGCCTCTCGTTTCGGGGATGTTCGGGTAAGTCTGTTGCTACGCTAGCAAGCGGACTTCTTGTTCAGGGTGCCGCAACCGTGGCAGTTCGCGGTAACCGGGAACCCAACCAGATATTCGCGGTGCTTCTGAACGCGGATGTGCAGCTGGTTTCCGTTAGCAACACCGAGGAGCTTGCCGCACTCGGTGCAGCGCCATTCAGGCTCGCCACCGGTCAGGCCACCACTAGTGACGGGCGCATTATCGCCCCCATCGTTAGCGGCGGAAAGGCGCCGGATCTTCTTGAGCCGGTAAGCACTCGTGTGCGGCTTTCCAGGGGCCGAAATCAGGGAAGTATTAGAAGGGTCAACATTCATAGTCGGGGACTCCATTTGGGGGTTTTGAAGGGACGAGAACGGTGGTTCGGAAAAGCGCGTGCTTTCCCGTTGAGGCAGTTTTTAAAATGTGAGATTTCAGCGTGTGTTAGGAGGCTTCGCCGGCCTCAGCTTCCGCTCCGCGCCGTTTGAAGCCAAGACTGGCAGCCTTCTGACGGCTCTGGCGTGCTTGGTTACGGGCTTCGCGAAAGTCCGGTTCAAGTTCGGTGAGCTTGTCGACCAAGCCCTGCAAATCGTACATGTTCGACATGCGGCCCTTGTGGTCTGCATAGCGCGGAATGCGCTTGATCAGGCCTTCGTCCTCAAGATCCGTCAGGTAACGCTGGATTTGGCGTTCGCCGATGCCGAGCCGCTGAGACAACTCCTTTTTGCTCGGATAGGGCTTGCGTCCAGCATCCCACCAGTGATCCACGATCTGGATCAGCACCGCCAACTGTGTCGGGTTCAGGTGCAGACGGCGCTGCGCTCGCAGCAACAGGGACGGCAACATACAAAACCCACTATCCATGACCTTCGCGCCCCATTTCTGGCTAGCGGGGGACTTCCGGGACTTCTTCTCCGGTGCTACCTTCTCGGTCGTTATTTCGTCTTGATTCGTGTCAGTCATTCGCAATCTCCATGCCCGATAAATGGGCTCGTTGAGTCGAATGCACAAGTGTCGACCCGGGGACATATTTAACTCCAGGGCTACGGTCATTACTGCCTCTACCGGAGAGGCAAGAGTGTCTCCTGAATCAGGACGTATGTAACCATGATGAACGTTAAGTCGTATAAGGAGCATAAGGTGCCCCGGTCAAAAATGACCTAGGGTCATGCCCGAACTTTTTCTCCGATTGCGGTTCTCTCGGTTTCCATCGTTGTCCCGTTGCCTTCGGGCATCTGGCTTTTCCGTCTCAGCACCATCGTTCGGCACAGCCGGGCGAGAGACGGAGACCCACAAGTGAAGACCCCCAACCCGTTCCATCCGGACCAGATGAGCGCCGAAGCTCGGCTCGCCGAGTTGGGCCGCATCCTTGCCGCGGGCATTCAGCGCCTGCGCGAACAGTCCAGTTCTATATCTGCCGACAGCGGAGATAGTTCGCTCGCTATCCCAGCCAGCAAGAGCGTCAGTCGTCCTGGGCACAAGGCCCGCAAAGGAGGACGATAATGCAACACCAGGACGACGGGCCGGTGCTGGCGAGGCTGGCAAGCCTCAAGGCCATGACGGTCAATGAGCTGAAAGCCGAATGGCAGACGCTTATGGGATCCACGCCGCCCAACAACAGCCGGACATTTCTCGAGCAACGACTGGCCTACAGGATCCAGGAGCTGACCTATGGCGGCCTGCCGCAACCGGTCAGCCGACTGCTGGATGCCCTGGCTGACGAGGTCGAGGGGAAGAAGGTCCGTAAATCGGTGATCAGCGATCCGCGCAATCCGGTTATCGGCACACGGCTGGTCAGGGAATGGGACGGCGTCGAGCACGTAGTCACGGTCCTGCAAGGCGGCTTCGATTGGCAGGGGCGCCGATACAAGTCGCTGTCCGCCATCGCCCGCGACATCACCGGAACGCAGTGGAACGGCTACCGCTTCTTCGGCCTGCGCGAGAACAAGAGGGCTGCAGCATGAAGGAAACAGCACCTACGAGCCGCCTGCGCTGCGCCGTCTACACGCGCAAATCCAGCGAGGAAGGGTTGGACATGGAGTTCAACAGCCTCGATGCCCAGCGGGAATCCTGCGAAGCGTATGTCGCCAGCCAACGCGCCGAAGGCTGGGTCTGCATGCGCGAACGCTATGACGACGGCGGATACTCGGGTGGCACCCTTGATCGTCCCGGCCTTAAGGCCCTGCTGGAAGATGTGGAGGCCGGGCTGGTCGACGTTATCGTCGTCTACAAGATCGACCGCCTGTCGCGCTCGCTGATGGACTTCGCCAAGCTGGTCGAGGTGTTCGACCGCAACAACGTGACGTTCGTTTCCGTGACGCAGGCGTTCAACACCACGACGTCGATGGGGCGGCTAACGCTGAACATCCTGCTCTCGTTCGCCCAGTTCGAGCGCGAGGTCACCGGCGAACGCATCCGCGACAAGTTCGCTGCCAGCCGCGCCAAGGGGATGTGGATGGGCGGGTTCGTGCCGATGGGGTACGACGTGGTCGACCGCAAGCTGGTGATCAACGAGGCCGAGGCAGCGACGGTCCGGCACATGTTCCAGCGGTTTGTCGAGCTGGGATCGGCGACGCTGCTGACCCGCGAGCTGGTGGCAAAGGGCACCCTGAACAAGCGGGGCAAGCCGATCGACAAGGGGTTCCTCTACAAGCTGTTCCGCAACCGACTCTATATCGGCGAAGCCGTCCACAAGGGTACCAGCTATCCCGGCGAGCATCGGGCGATCATTGACCAGCCGCTGTGGGATGCGGTCCATGCCATCCTGCAGGAAAGCCCGCGCCAGCGGGCGGCCAACACCCGCACCCAGACCCCGGCGATGCTCAAGGGCCTGATCTTCACGGATCGCGGCATCGCCATGACGCCGACCGTCACCAAGAAGGGCAGCCGGCATTACCGTTACTACACCTCGATGGATGCGATCCGGAACCGGGCGTGCGAAGGCCGCGACGGCTTTGTCCGGCTGAATGCCGGCATGGTGGAAACGGCCGTGGTCCAGCACATCCGGTCGCTGCTGCGCACGCCGGAAATCACGGTGCGGGCGGTGGAGAATGCGCGCCGCACGGATCCGGACATGGACGAGCAGGACGTGGTTTCCGCGCTGGCCGGGTTCGATAGCCTCTGGGAATCCCTGTTCCCGGCCGAACAGGCGCGCATCGCCCGGCTGCTGATCGAGCGGGTCACGGTCAGCGCCGATGGCCTTGCGGTCGACCTGCGCACCGAGGGCCTCGGATCAGTCATCCGCGAAATGGTCACCCCGAAACAGGAGCTGGCAGCATGAGCGCGCCTAGCACCATGCGGGTGTTCATCCCGCTCACCATCCGCAAGCGCAACGGGCGGCCGAAGATCGTGCCGCCTGCCGATCTGGTGCCGGACACCGGCGGCGTGGACCCGCATGTGCTGAAGGCGGTCGCCAAGGCGTGGAGCTGGAGGCGGAAACTGGAGAGCGGGGCGGCAGCGACCCTTGCCGACATCGCCAAGGAGGAAGACGTTACGCCCGCCTATGCCGGCCGCATCATGAAACTGGCTTATCTCGCACCAGCAACACTGGAGAAGCTGCTGATTGCTCGCGTCTCGCCGACGGTGTCAGTGAAGGAGTTGGCGCATGCAGCGGAGATGCCTTGGGCAAATCAGGAGGCGTCGGTATTTGGCTGAACAAGAGGTCCGCTTCGCGCCTCATCTTCGCCATTCAGGGCGGTGGTCCGACAACCTCCAACCCAGCCGTTCCTCCGGCTTATCTCGGCACAGGCGCCCAGCGCCGACCATTCGACACCCCTTCGTCTGGCAACTGGGCAGATGAACGGATCACTCTGATTTCGGGCATGAAGGAAATAATATTTGCCCACATATTGACATCTCAGCTCTATGGTATATTTAGGGTGCATCAGATTTCCTAA